ACCTCGCTCACCTGAATGGCTGTGGTACAGGCTGTTCCACTCATCCATGAACTGACCAACGCTTGGCTTGGTTGTGTAGATAGCGGAGTTGTTAGCCAGCGCACGTTGTGGATTAGCTTCCCACCACTGACCTGTCTTGGCGTGACGCATCTTGTCATCCTCTAAGTCAGACAATGAGATCATAGCTGAACGTCTAACACCACCCACTACCACAACCTCTGCTACTTTACACATGATATCGTGACACTCAAGTGTGTTTAGTTTACGACCTGTCGCGCCCTTAAACTTTCGGCAACAGAAATCAAACAGTTCGTTAAGCGGTCCAGGTCCACTAGCTCTACCGCCAAACGTCTTTAGTCTAGCGCCTTCAGGTCTAACTTTATCTGTGTTCCACTTAGGTACTTCACCTGAGTACAGCAGGGCGATGACTTGGCGTAACGCTTTAGCCCACCCTTCCTTACTGTCTGATACCACAACCGTAGAGTCTGACTCAAACATCATGTGTGGTACTTCAGGCAGCTTGTCAACGTACTTGCTCTCAACACTAAAGCCTACGCCTGTACCGCACAGTAGTATGTACATTGCCTCATCAAAGCATTTAGGGTCATCAACAGGTAGGTAACTACAGTTGTACCCTGCTGTGTTGTCCCTATCAAGAGCCTTACCTGCTGTCATGATGGCTCTCATAGAGGGTACTATTTCTAAGTTCTTAATTGCTTCACGCAGCTCTGAGTCTGTCTCCATCGGAATCGTGTAGTTCATCTTAGTTTCTAGCTGGTTCTTCATGAAGTCCATGTATCTATCGACTGTTTCAAACCAATCTTCTCTGCGTCCTGGTCCATCTAGGTAACGTGAGTACCTGCTCTTAGCTATATATTGCTGGTAAAAATCCATTTATATTTCCTTCTTTAATGTTTCATATCTATCTTCAACAATATCCTCAAACCTGTTAAGGATATCTTCAGATGTTAGGTCTAACAATTCAATGAGGTCTAGCTCATCAAACTGCATTAGCTTTTCTTTTAGCTCAACAAGCGTCAGGTTCACTATGTTTCTCCATATCTTCATTAGTCATCACGACTAACGCAGCGTATCCACTTATGTCATGCCATGAATCGTTCAGAAAAAAATCGCCATTAAGAATTCGTGCCATCTTATTAGCAATCATGTCTAAACTTTCACGCGCATAGGCAGGCATAATAGAATAGTTAGGCGATTGTTTTATCACATCCTTTATGTCTTGGCTGATCTGTCCTACTATTTTATACTGACCGTACTGTCCTTCTCTTGTTTCTAATGTTTCATTTATGTCCATACTTCTTCCTTAAATAATTTAAACTGATTGGCATCTCATCGAAGCTGCCGTTGTTTACTTCGTTAAGCATCCACACGCCTGACCAGCTACCGTTAGTCTGAGGTGTTAAGTAATCCTCATCATGTTGGTAGCAGATACCGGCAAAGATACCAGTGATACTAGAACCGTCAGCACGTTTGCTAAATGATATAGCTCGGTCCTGAACGTGTCCCATAATACAGCTCATGTGTTTCTTTTGCAGTAACAGGTTAGGGCTACTGACTGGTCTACCCATAACACCTGAAGTAAAGTAATGGCTGTATGCAATATTGTTTATGATTTTTACATCCAGAAAGTCCTGCACTTCCCAACCATATTGCTTTAAATTAAAATCACCATAGCCTATTAAGCCTTCTAGCTTCCTATCGGAATCAATAGCTCTTTCAATTCTTTGTTCATGATTACCAATCAAGAAAATTAACTTAGGGTTCCATGTTTTCTTTCTGTTCTTCTTCAGTCTGTTAATTTCTTTGACAATAGGCTTCATCAGTTTGTTCATCGCAAGGTTACCTGCAATGATATCCGATTGATATGTCCTACCTTCAAAGGCTTTCTTACCGACATCATAAACAGAGAGGCTAGGCATATCCCAGTGATCTCCAAGATGGATAATAACTTCAGGTTTCTTTTCTGCTGCGTATTTACCTACCCATTCTAAATGATCGACAGGATACCCAGGCTTACATTGTGTGTCAGGGATTACTAAGTGTCTCATGCTGCTCCTTTAGCAGTTGTATGAAGTATTCCGCATCTATTACTACCAGTGGTTTAGAATGATTCTGCTTAACAACTACAACAGACTGCCTATCTTCAGGGCAGTTATCTTCTGCTTGGGAATAAAAGGCATAAACAGCGAGAGAGTTTCTTGACTTACACTCTACTGATATGCCTAATGTATCGCCAGCGGATTGCGAAAACAGTATGTCTTCTCCGCCAGCTCCCATGCTTGTAGACCTTACATCGTCTTTGGAAAAATGAAAGGTGTCGATGAGTTTATCTCTGAACCATTGCTGGAGTTTTCTACCTTTGGCTTTTGCGCTTTGGGTTTTGATTTCTTTTTCCTTATGTCTAAGAATTTATTTAAACGAACTCTCTTTATCTTTGTGATCCAACCTTTAGGTATGTGTAGCCTTGAGTTAGATTGTCCATCGGAGATAGCAGCAGCGATACAGATTGCTGCTTTATCTTCTGATACAATAAACCCCACACTTAATACAGGATGGATGTTAGGTTTAACATCGTCTTCCCAGCCACAATCAGACAAAGCATCCCACCATTCTATGTAAACTATCTCTGGGAAATCTTTGGTATCCATATCTCTCCAGCTTTTCTTCGTATCCATAGTAGTTGCGCTCTCTCAATTAGTAACTCAAGGTTATCCTCATACGCTTCTAAAACCGCAGCGAATAATTGTCTCTCGTTTTTACAATCCTTCAGTATCTTATCAGCCTTAACAGGACCAATGCCCTGTAGTCCGGGTATGTTGTCCACCCGGTCACCTGTTAGGATTTGAAGGTAAAAGTTTTTGATTCCTTCTTTCTCAGTGACGTAATAAAGATCGTCCTTGACAAAGTTATAGTGCCAACCCCTCAACATATCGAGGTCTTTATCTAAAGACATAATGCAAAAGGCTCCCGCCTTCATAGTGTAGGCAGCAATACCAATTGCATCATCCGCTTCTTCACCTTCGCTTAACTCGAATCCCCACTTCTCCATGAGGTACTGACGCAGAGCTTCGTAGTGGGTAGGCTTCCTAGTGCCACTACGATTCCCCTTGTACTCTTTCTCGTTAGCTATCTTGTACCGGAAGTTAGTTCTGCCAGTGATGTAACCAGAGAAGTCATCTACGTAATCGAAGCGTAAAAGGTTAGTAACATAATTACCCATACGACTAATAGCAAACTTTTCATCATCATCATCACTCGCAAAACCAATTCGATACACTAGAATATCACCGTCTATCAGCGCAGTTGCGTTATTGAGAGACGGCTTCCCCATTAGACTGCTACCAGTGCTTCTAACTCTGCATCGTTAGCTTGTGGTGCATCATAGTGGATCAGATTAGTCACAACCACCTGACCCCTGAGTCCTGCCGACACACCTTTCTTACCCTTGTAGTTGTAGGTATAAGGATCAATGATGGCAACACACTCAGAGCCATTACCAATCTTACCTTCAATCTCATTACCCTCAGAGTCAACCATCTTAATAGGAAAGTTACTCTTACAGGTTACATAGAACTGCTGAGTGTCTTTATGTTTCACATCAAGCATGGCATCATCTTGCAACTTCTCTACCGCTGCTTCTGACAGTTGCCCAATGTCAACACCGTACCTACCGTCATCGTAAGGTTCGCTGTGACGTGACCAAAAGACTTGACCTTTTACTTTTACTGGTTTCATTTTAATTTCCTTTAATTAATGTGTAGCTGCCCAGTTTAGTCCTACTTTAAATTCCCCGTCTAATGGGCAGCGTAACTTTAGACGGATTCCAGCTTGACGGATGGATTGTACTGCAAAGTGTCCAACCGTTTCCGCATCCTGTTCGGTTGTCTCTATCTGCCATTCATCGTGTACATTGGCAACAAACCGAGCATCCATATTAGCATGAATTAACTTTCTGTTCAAGATAATTAACGCTTGTTTCATAATAATTGCACCCGCACCCTGAAGTAATGTGTTCAGTGCAGCGTGTTGTGAACGAACAATCAACCTACGTCCATCTAATCCAGGTAACCATCCCTTCTCAGCTAACCGACTGACCTTATCTCTCAGCTTCTGCAAGGCTGGCGTGTTCTTTAAGAAGCTATCAATCAACCGCCTACCTTCACGTTCACGACCACCTACGATAGCCCCGATCTTAGCAGGACCAGCACCATAGAGAAACGCATAGATAAAAGTCTTAGCTTGATCTCTATCAGTAAGCCCTGCTGCTTTCATGTTAGCCGTGTGGATATCACCTTCAAGAATCTCTCTGGTATACGAGGGGTCGTCCATGTAGTTCGCCAACATCCTCAATTCTAAGCCTGAAGCATCTGCACCGAGTAGTACGTTGCCTTCATCTACTATCCACACCGACCTACATTCCTCACCATACTCACTACCTACACGAGGGACTTGAGCAAGGTTGGGTTTGCTATGTGTCATTCGTCCCGTGATCGCTCCGTTGGTTCTGACCTGACAATGTACCCGTCCCCTTTCAGATACATTTTCAACCCACGACTTAACTTGAGCCACCCGTTTCTGAAGGAGTAGATATCGTAGAATAGGTTTAGCTTGAGGGATTCTAACAGTTTGTAATACTTTCTCATCTACAATAACCGAGCCTTTCTCTGTGTGTTTCCTAGGTTTCCAACCAAGACTCATCAAGCGTTCCGCTATTTGCTTACGGGAACCTGGGTTAAATACTTCTACTTTATCCTTCAATTGCTTACCTGTCTTGTCGCTAAACCTCTGCGTAGTGATGGGCTGAAAGACTTGTTGCAGTTCTTCTTCAATGTCTATAAGGCTTTGCTGCCAATCAGCAAGCATCACCATACACTTCGGTACATCTAGCTTGAATCCGTTTTGTTCTTGCTTTTTAACGACAACAGCGACCTCATGCTCAAGACCAACTGACTTACCCCAGTCCAGTAGACTAGCATCAAGATGTGTAAATAATGAATGACTAATTTCAACATCCTGAATGCAGTACGCCACCATGTCTTCAGATAGTCCACCACCAAAGTCACTGAAGTCCCCTTTTTTTAGCCCTAGCCTCACGCCCCATGAATCGAGGGAGTGTCCTTTTTCTAGGACGGGATTTAATAACCTTGACATGATCAACGTGTCTCTTAATGGGTTGGATGCTGTATTCAAATTCCACAGCCTGTTCAATACAGGTAAGTCGAACCCGATTATGTTGTGTCCAATCAAGAGGTCTTGCTCGTTTATGTATTGGCGTAACCCTGTTGCTTCTTTCCATACGTTCACCTCGTTTGTGTCTATGTCTTTAGTAACAGCACACCAAATTAAGGTGGCATCTAATCCATCGGTCTCGACATCAATCGCTAATCTTTTCACAGGGCATACTCCAAATCATAACAGGGACGCTTTGTATTTAAGTTTGTTATGTCTATTCGTTCAACAACGCACCTAGTAAATTGTCTGGAAACATACTTTTTTAACTCTGTTCGCAACACCACGTTTGCCTCTGTTTCATTGCCTATGAAACCTGTGTATTTAATATCGTTTATAAACACTGGTATAGGTTTCTGACTTCTACAGCAAATTTTGTCTAGCTTTTCTTTTCTGTTAGCTTTGAAATGTCCTGTAATTGTTAAAAGTTTTTCAATTTCGCTTGGAATATCGTACAAATCTACCTGATAGCTGTTACTCATGATATTTTTTTCATTTGTCCAAGCCCATTTTAATTTAACATTTACTTGATCTAAAGTGACAGGTATAAATTGTTTCATAAAGCATCCTCATCAAATCTTTCCACCATCCTACCCGTTTGTTTGTTATATAGCAACCGACAGGCAGGACCAGTAAGCCCACTGAATCTATTCTTCAGGACACGTACCTTCGTGGTATGCCTTTCTTCTTCATCCTCGTGCTGACCGTTACGCTCAAGACCTATAACAATATCCGCTACGTTACCCTGTGCCGATGACCCTTTAAGGTGAGCTAGACTGGTTAACGCTCCCTCCTCGTGACCCTTACCTTCAGGTCTTTTAAGATGGGAGACACCGAATAAACATATCCCGGTTTCTTTTACTAGGATACGAAGGTCCCTCATGATCTCTTCTAATGCTTCTCTCTCTGACCCTCGCTGCGCTCCTGCAACAATAATTGATATGTGATCAAGAAATATGTAACGACACCCCAGGGCAAGAGCCATGTACCGAATCCGCTTTATGATTTTAGCACCATCCAACTCACCGTTACTATCTAGCAGAAACAATCGACCCGTCCCTAACGTAGCATCAAAGGACTGCTTGAGTTCCTCATCTGACACCTTAGTCGTAGGCAGATGCAGTAGTTTGTTAGCGTGTAAGGACATCATTGACCTAGCTGTAGTGCGAACAGTCTCTTCTAGGAACAGCAGACCCACGTTGTCTTGACTGTTGTTCAGG